TGGCTATAGCGTCGACGCCGAGGGGTCCGTCTGCTTCGTACCTTGGGTTCACCAGGCACCGAAACAGCTGACTCCAGCATTGAGAGTCGTAACTCACGACTCTCGGTACAGGCACACGCACAAGGTACTGATACGTTTGAACGTCAGTACTCCAGCGGCGCCTTACCCAGGAATTATTTGCTTCCCAACCCTTCCAAATCACCCCGGTAAGGGGCACTGGATCGTGTTGAGTCGTGATCAACTTCCCCGCCGGTAGTACATACCGTGACGAGGTCGTCGACTCTGGTCGTATCATCTGCGGGATATCTTTCCCGTAGTACTTTCCGATCAGATCAACTAACTCCGTTTGCTCAAATCCGAACTTCGTGAACAGATTGTTCGCGAAGGAAATAAGAGCATCTCGGCTATCGTAATTATCGCTTATCAACTTCTTCAGACGGACTGGCGTAACGTCAATCCCTGAATAGTATTCTTTCCCGCAGGACTCCCGGAAGGGACCCTTTGAGAAAGACTTGTTCCCGTTGACCATGAGGCCACAGGTAGCAAGGATAGAACCCGTCTCGGTTGCGAATCGAGACGGAACGATAATATCGTCCCCATATACCAGGACTTTAGTCCCTGGGGGGAGTGAGGCAGTGATTATAGCCCACAAAGTAAGTGCCATCACTGGGAAACAGCAAGCTGATCCCATAGGCGCGAACTTACTTAGACGTACGACTTCTCCGTCAGGTAAGACCGTGTGTTCACTTCGACACGAGTCGAGGGCTCTAAACCAGTTTACTGGCCAGAGCTTCTTAACAAGCGCTAGTGATATACGGTCCGACGCATCGGATAGGTCGAGAGTCGCTAGGAATTTGTTCGGGTTCAAAGTTGCGCTATCGCTAGCGTTCCAATTAACCGAACCGAGCCTAGCAGCTCTTTGGTTTACCGTCTGGTCTGTAAACATAACAGACCCGCGGGTGAGGGGGTGCGACTCAATGTGCTTAATCAATTTGCACATTAAGCCTTGTTGTATCCACATAAACTCACGGGGTTCGCAGCTAATTAGCCTCGGACCTCGCGCGTCTTTTGGAACGAGCAAGACTTTCGCACAAGGCGTCTCCTCTTCCAATCGGAGATAGTTTTTAAGCTCTTCGCAGAAATGATTTGCGTCGAGATAGAACCATTCACTAATTGGATAGCATGCGTCGAGTTTCGAC